CCTTGGTATGTTGATCCAACATATGTAGAGGATGTTCCAAAGAACTTTAAGCGAACCCCAGAAGAACGGGAGATGGTCAAGAAGTATAAGCTAACAAATGGACAGCTTATGTTTCGTAGACGCAAAGTCGCTCAAAATGGGCTTGACCTGTGGAACCAAGAGTATCCAGCAGAGCCAGAGATGGCGTTTCTGACAACAGGTCGGCCCGTATTCAATCCAGAACAGCTCCAACAGTGTCTTAAAGACGCTAACGATGTCGAAGATAGACTTGCCCTCGAAGGTGATGAGTTTGTCCCTAACATTAGAGGTGAGCTGACCACTTATCGAAAGCATGACGCAGGGGAGACAGGTTATGTCTTGGGGGCAGACGTTGCAATGGGTGTCCGTAATGGAGACTGGTCGGTTGCACAAATCCTCGACTCCAAGAAAAGGCAAGTTGCCACATGGAGAGGACAAGTTCACCCCGATTACTTCGCAGAGGTACTCAAAGCCCTCGGTGAGTTCTACAACGAAGCGTTCATCATAGTAGAAAACAACAGTCACGGTATCCTGACTTGCACAAGGCTAGGGAAAGACTTTGCCTATCCTAACTTTTATACAGAAGTGCAGGTAGACAAGCTCACAGACAGAGAGACTGTCAAGCTAGGCTTCACAACAACCTCAAAGACTAAACCTCTGATCATAGATCAGCTTCGGGCTGCACTGCGCGAGGATGAGCTTGAGCTGAACGACAAGACAACCATAAGAGAGCTTATGACCTACATCGTTACTGAGAACGGTGCGATGGAAGCTGAACCCTCTTGCTTCGATGACTGTGTAATGGCCTTGGCCTTGGCAAACCACGTTCATGAAGGAGCTTGGGAACCTGTGGAGATACCTAATGAACTTTACTTGGAAATGGTATAGCAAATGGCAAAAGTAGAAGAATACGAAAAGCTAGAAGATGATGATATTGTCACCATTCTGGACACTGAGATACGACAGTCCATTGGTGCTAATGACAGCGATCTAGCAAGAGAGCGTAAGAAAGTCACTGACTACTACAACGCTACTCTACCAAAGCCAGCTCATGATGGTAACTCTAAGTATGTCTCTCAGGATGTCTATGACACGGTAGAGTCTATGAAGGCCGCGCTGCTAGAAACATTCTCAAGCGGCAACAAGATCGTGAAGTTCGCACCGCAAGGACCAGAGGACGTACAGCTTGCAGCAGTATGCTCTGCCTACACTGATTACGTTCTGTTCAGACAAAATGATGGCTTTGGTCTGTTCCGTTCAGTCATCCACGATGGTCTAGTTGCTAGGGCTGGTATAGCCAAAGTATTCTGGCAAGAGAGCACCGAAGACGACCTGTCGGAGTTCGAGGGATTAACCCAGAGCGAACTGGACATGGTTCTAGCCGAAGATGATGTCGATCTTGTCGATAGTACAGAAGATGAGAACGGTCTACTTAACGGCGTAGTGTCTACACCAAAGGACACCAGCCAAGTAGTTGTAGAAGCTATCCCACCAGAAGAGTTCTTAATTGAAAGCCAAGCTGTAAGCCTAGAGAAAGCTAACTTCATGGCTCACAGGACACGCAAGACGCTCTCAGAGCTTCGAGAGATGGGCTTTAGCGAGGAAAAGCTAGATCGGATAGGCAGCTCACACGAAGATGTAGAGCTAGAGACTGATGCTGAGATACTAGCTCGTTTTGAAGAGATCGGAGCTGACAGAGGCCAGAGCACTAGCAAAGGCTACCAAGATCAAGTCCGTACCATCATGGTTTACGAGGCTTACATCAACCTCGACATCGAAGGCACAGGTATTGCCAAGCTGCACCGCATCCTAAAGGCTGGCGCAGTGATCCTAGAGATCGAGGAAGCACCACGCATACCTTTTGTGTGCTTCACGCCATTGCCTATTCCTCATGCTTTCTATGGCAGTAACTTTGCTGAAAAGCTGGTAGCTACGCAGAACGCTAGGACTATCTTAACACGGTCAATCCTCGATCACTCGATGATCACTAACAACCCACGTTATATGGTTGTCAAAGGTGGCCTGACTAACCCGCGTGAGCTTATCGACAACCGTGTAGGCGGTATTGTTAATGTGAGTAGGGTCGATGCTATCAGCCCAATGCCGCAAGCATCACTTAACCCGTTTGTGTTCCAGACATTACAGCTTCTCGATGAGGACAAGGAAGATAACTCAGGTGTTAGCCGACTTAGCCAAGGGTTGAACAAGGATGCCATCTCGCACCAGAACAGTGCCGCGATGGTTGAGCAACTCGCCACCATGTCGCAGCAGCGGCAGAAGATCATTGCTAGGAACTTCGCTAATCAGTTTGTGAAACCTTTGTTCCATATGATCTACATGCTTGTGGTCGAGAACGAAGAACAGCAGAAGATCGTAGACCTGTCTGGTGAGTATGTGCAGGTGAACCCATCTGTATGGGACAGCAAGCGCGATGTTATGGTGCAGCTCCACCTCGGATACGGTGAGCAAGAAGCAGAGAGCCAGAAGCATCTAGCTATGCACCAGATGTTCTCACAAGACCCTATCCTTCAGCCTATGTATCAGCAGCAGAACGCATATGCTCTGGTGAAGGACGTAATGGAGAAGGCGGGTATCTTGAATGTCAGTGACTACCTGACACCACCAGATCAGTTACCACCACCACAGCCTGACCCTGCTGCTGAGATGCAGATGCAGATGGCACAGAAACAACTCGAACTATCAGAGCGTCAGACCGCTGTAGCCGAAGCAAAGGCACAGGTAGACGCACAGGTAGCTCAGATGAAGATACAGCTTGAGCAAATGAAAGCTGAAGCTCAACACGCTCTACAGAGCGACAACCAAGACCTCAAAGAACAGCAGTTCAAGTTCAAGCAGTTCATTGACAGTAATGAGCTAGAGATACTTCGCACGGCTGATGACTTGAGGGGCATAGCATCCCCAACGGGATAATAGGAGAGCCAAGTGAATGAAGAAGAGCAAATGATAGTAAAGGGAGAGGCTGCTGAAGTGTTATTAGGCACTGAGGCTTTCACGAACACTATCGACCAGATGGTTCAAGGCACGTTTCAGACTTTTATGAACTCTAAGCCAGAGCATACAGAAGACAGGGAACGTGCTTACAGCCACTACAGAGCCTTAGTAGATATCGTTTCGACCTTGCGGGAGCAAGTATCGGTAAAAGACGAAATCATCACTAAGAACGCAGAACGCAACAACAGCAAAGAGGTTGAATAAGCACCATGTCAAACGTGCAAGAAAGCAACAACTTGAATGAGGGATTTCCCCTCGACCCCGAAGAAGCCATCTTAGCTAAGTGGGAGGACGCTGAAAAGCCATCCGAAGATGAAGCAGAGGCACCTCAAGATAGTCCAGAAGAGACTACGGACATTGTTGAGGAAGAAGAGATTACCGAAACTGACGAACCCGATGAGGAAGAAGAAGACCCTGATGAGGATGAAACCGATGATGACAATACTGAAGAAGATGAGTCAGATGACGAAGATGCAGTTGAAGAAACTGCCCTGTCTGATGACACTGAAATCGAGGTTGTGGTCTCAGGTGAAACCCAGAAGGTATCTTTGGCTGATCTTAAACGGCTTGCAGGACAAGAGGCTAGTCTTACTCAAAAGTCTCAGCTCGTTGCTTCCCAGCGTAAGGACGCTGATGCAGCTATCGAAAAGAACCATCTTGTGTTTCAAAAGATGTTGGAAAAAGCTCAAGAACGCTACAAGCCTTATGGTGAAGTGGATATGCTTGTTGCCAGCAAAACTATGGAAACAGAAGACTTCGCACAGCTCAGAAAAGAAGCGCAAGACGCCTTCAATGACTTGAAGTTTCTTAATGAGGAAGCAGATGCTTTTTATAAAGACATCAAAGAACAGCAACAGACCACACAGAAGCAAGCAGCTCAAGAGTGTGTATCTACGCTGAAAGAGAAGTTACCCGATTGGGATAACAAACTCTATGATGACATAAGAAGCTATGCTGTTACCCAAGGATTACCAGCAGCCGATGTTGACCAGTATATTGATCCAAACGTGATCATGCTGATTAACAAAGCTCGTCTATATGACGAAGGCAAGAAGGTAGCTTTGGTTAAAAAGAAAAGTGCAGCCACCAAGAAGGTGTTACGAAGCAAACGTACACCAGACAATAAGACTAGCTCGAAGGCGAAAGCTGAGAAGGCTAGACAGAACATGGTCGCAAACGGTGGTAGGGACTTGGATGATATTGCAGCAGCAATCTTAGGTAACTGGGAGACATAAAAACAAAACTTAGCCAAATAAGAAGGGAAAACCCCCAAGATGGCAATCTATAAGACCTACGAACAGATCGGACTCGCTGAGGACGTATCTAACATCATTAGTGATATCACACCAACCGATACACCAATGTACTCAATGATCAAAACTGAGAAGGTTCATGCGCGACAGTATAGCTACATGACTGACTCACTTGCTGCTGCCGCATCAAACGCACAGCTTGAGGGATTCACTGCATCAGCAGGTACAGCTATCCCAACAGTAATGATCAACGGTAACACCCAAATCCTACAAAAGACTTTCCAAGTATCAGCCACCGCTGATGCTGTAAAAGCCTACGGTAGAGCTAAAGAGACTGCATATCAGTTATCGAAAGCCCTAAAAGAGATCAAGAAAGACGTAGAATTTGCCTTTGTTGGTGCTTCTAACGCTACTGTAGCTGGTAACGCTACAACAGCCCGTGAGATGGATTCAGCCGATCAGTTGATTGGTGCAGGTAACACAACCGCTGGCGGTACAGCCGCACTTACAGAAGCTATGATTACAGCTACTGGTCAGGCTGTTTACAACAACGGTGGTGATGCAACCATTCTTATGGTCAAACCTGCTGACTCACTTATCATTGCTGGTTTCACAGGTGCCGCTGGTCGTACCCGTGAGTTCAATGATGGTAACAAAACACTCACCAATGCTGTCAATTTGTACGTCAGCCCCTTCGGTGAGTACCGTGTGACTCTTAACCGCCACCAGATGACTACTCATGCTTTCTTGCTTGATCCGTCAATGTGGCGCACAGCGTCACTTCGTCCGTTTGCGCGTACATTACTCGCAAAGACAGGCGACTCAGACACCCATATGGTTGTCGGGGAACTCGGCCTCATGCACAAGAATCCACTAGGATCAGGACAAATTGACGCCCTGACTTAATGGAGTGAGATAGGAGTGAGGGGATCACAGTGGATTCTGCTCTCCTTACCACTGCCCCTCACGCCTTACACCAAGCCCTCAGAGGAAACTCTGGGGGCTTTTCTATTTAAGGAGTTCTTATGAGTAAGATTGATTTAGTTGGAGTCCAAAACGACTTCAGTGAAGAGGCTGGCAACCTCGTTAGAACAGACAGCCAACAAATTAGCCAAGGCTTTCTTGACGACCTCAAAGACAAACGGAACCACAGTACGAACCAGCTCGAAGGTGACTTCCAGCATGTAGCTTCGATACCTGTCATCTTTGTCGAGAAGTGGAAGAAGGAAGGCTTTGACATCATGGATGGCTCAGTGCCTTTCAAAGAAATCATAAAGAAGCTGAAAGCAGAAAACCTAGATGGCTTCATGGCAACAGAAAAGAGTATCTGATGGCTTACAGTGGACCTAAGAAGTTTAGCAAGAAAGTCGGCAAC